GCAAGCTCCCAGGCGACCGTGGTACCGCTCTCCGACACCTTCTGGTCGATGTACCAGACCTCGATCGCTTCCTCGGTAGGGCCTGCCTCTGGGTTGCCGGCGGGGAAGTTTGCGGCGTCCAAGTACTGCGCCATGGTGTGACGCATGGTCAGCTTGAACTCGAGCAGGTTGTCGAAGGCCAGGCATAGCGCTGTGATCCTACCGTTGACGTTGCCTACGGTCAGCGTGGGTCGCACGGCGGTGCCGTCCGAGTTCGCTTCGATGCCATCGATCTGCATGGGCCAGGCGCCGTACTCGTTGCCCTGCCACCAGATCGACTTGGCCGGAAGCTGATCGGCGTCGACGCCAGCCGCTGCCAGCTCTTCGGGCGTGTGCGGGATTGCATGGCCGTGGAAGCGCAGAAGGTCGGCGCCGAAGTCCGAGCCGTCCAGTTCGAACAGGATGATCTCGGATCCCGGCTCCAGCTTCTGCAACTGGGTGATCAAACTCATGGGTGGTAAGCCCTCTCAAAGGTCGCCGTGAGCATCACCACACCACCAGGCCTTCGCTGCTGCTGGAATGTTTCGCAGCGGTACATGCCCAGCACGCCTTCCGGATTGGTCCAGAGGAACGACTTGGCGCCACGGTGCCGACGGATAAAGGCTACGGCGGGGGCAATCTCGTCAGCCAGGCCACCAAACGACAAAGACCAAGTGTCGGTCTCGCCGTTGAGTCCGTCGCTGGAAACCTGAGCGTAGCCGTCACCGAACTGCGATTTTCTGGTGCGCAGGGTGCTATCGCCGCTGGCCTCATCGTCCGGCACCCAAATAAATGTCTCGATCGCCATCAGCGCCTCCCCGTGCTGTTGCGGTAACTCACCCCGCCGGCTCGCCAGGACACGGCTATCGCTCGCTCGGCCACGCCTTGCATCTGCCGCTCCAAGTTCTGCTGCAGCGCGGCGCTATCCAGTTCCATGCCATCACTGCTCCGATCCTCTAGCGTCACCGCCACCGGCACATTTACCTGAACAACAGTTGAGCCACCGCCCGTGCCGCCGACCATCTGCACGCCGAGCGAGCCATCTGCCCCGCGCGCCAGCGGCATGATTGCCTCTGGACCGGCCTCCCCCATGATTCCGGTACCGCCGCCGGCAAGTCCAAACGCGGTGGGTTTGCTCAGAATGCTATTGGTGAACGCGCCACCCTTAGCGAACATCTGCACACCACCATTCCATGCGCCACCTTTGGCTTGAGTTGGGCCTGACCAGTTGTCCATGTATTGCGAGCTGTAACCCGCCTGGGTCGAACCCAGCGAAGACGAGCCGCCGCCAAAGTAGTTCGATGCTGCGGATACCCCAAGCCCCACCAAACCACTGAGCAGCGAGCTCGCGGCCTGCTGGCTGGCGATCCTGGCCATGTCGGTGATCACACTCGATGTAAAGTCTCGGAAACTGGCCTTGCCGTTGATGGCAAAGTCAGCCAAGGCGTCGCGGGCAGTGTTGAAGCCCGTCGTGAGCATGTCGTCGGTTGCGCCGGCCACGTTCGCCGCATCGGCCTGGATGTTGGCCCATGCACGTTTAGCGCCGTTGCGGTAGTCGCGTTGCGCCTGCAGCCTGGCCTCGAAACCGTCGACCTCCATCTGCAGCTCACGCGCCTGGTAGTCGGCCAGGTCCGCCAGCCGCTTCTGGTAGGCGTCCTGGCTGAGGCGGCGTGACACGTCTTCCTGCTGTTCCTCCAGCTGACGGCGTGCCTCGGCATACTTCTGCCGCACTGCATTGAGCCGGTCAGCCTCTTCGCGCTGGTCGTCGCCCATGCCGACACCGGCCACGTCCGCGTTGATCGCCTCCTGTCGAGTCTGCAGCACCACTTCCATCGCCTTGCGATAGGCCTCGGCGCTGTTGCGGCGCACTTCTGCAAGCTTCCTCTCCTCTTCTGCACGCTTCTGCAAGACAGGATCGGCGTAAGCCGTGTTCAAGTTCTTGATGCCGAGTTCCATCTCGGCCGCGGTGATCTTGCCGGCGGCCTGGGCCTTGCGAAGCCCATGCACGCCTTCCGTCAGATCCTCAAGCCGCTTTTTCTCCGGCAGCGCGCGGTCGATTATCGCGTCGAGGGCCTTGATCTCGTCCTTCAGCGCCTTGGTGCGGTCCTTCGTGCCTTCGGTGGCATCCTTGTTGGCCTTCTTCTGTGACTCGATCGCGCTGGCCGCGGAAAGAATCGCCTGGCGATCGGTCTCTGTGAGGTCGGCGTTTTCCGCGATGTAGCGGTTGGCGGCCTTGGTGGCATCGCCATTGTCTTGGAGGCCAGCCAGCTGCTTCTGCAGCGTTTCCAGGTAGGTCTGTCCCGCCGAGCTCATGCCGGCTTTCGCAGCGTTGTTGGCCTGGGTGGCCGACGTGTTTTGCTCGGTAACGCCGGTGAGCACCCGCAGCGTTTCGGCAATCAGGCCTGAACGCTGGTCGGCATCGCTGACTGCACCCGCCTACGTGATCCATTGCTGGACAGTGCCGGCCGGCAGTTGCAGGCGGTTACCGACTTCTTGAAGGATCGGCGAAAGCCCTTGGCCTGCCGCGCGCGCTTCGTTGAGCCGATCCACCAGCCCTTGATACTCAGCCAGCTGGCGGTTGTATTGGCCGCCCGAGTCGCGTGCCGGCGCGGTGACCACAGCCGAGCGGATGGATTGCGCCAGATCGCCATAGGCATTCTTGACCTTGTCGGTCGCGGTGACCTGCTCCTGCTGCCATTTGACCAACGATGCTTCGCGCTGGTCTTTGTTCAGCTTGGCGAACTCCTCCCGCAGCTGCGCCACCGGTTTGTGCAGGTCATCCAGGCTGACGCCCGCCTGATCGGCATTGTTGCTCAGCAGCAGGAAGCTGGCCGCCGCCGTGCCGGCGAGTAACGCCAGGCCCATGGGCCCGCCCAGAATGCCAAGCAGGCCGGCCCCCACGGTGCGCAGGCCAGCCTGGGCAGTTGCTACTGCAGCGGTGGCCGCCGCCTCGCGCTGGCGGGCCTGGGCCAGTTGAATCGACATCTGCGTCTGTACTGCCGTGCCGCGTGCCGCGGCAGCCTCACGAGCCGCAAGGATGGTTGCGGTTTCAGCCTTACGCTGATCGGCCAGCGCTGCCTGCAGCACGGCCTCGGCCTGGGCGTTACGCGCTGCCCGGTCGGCCAGGGCAGCCTTTACAGCCAGTCCGGATTTCGCCACGTAATTGGTCAGCGCCGCGACGCCAGCTCCGGCCATGGCTACAGCCACCAGGTCGACGTTGTCGGCCAGGCTGATAAGGATGCTCGATAGCCCCGCAACGGCGCCGGTCTGCTCCTCCATGCCACCCAAGAAGCTCTGGATGGCGTTGCCGATGTTGACCATCGCATCCTGCACGCTGGTGGACATATCGGCAGCGGCTTGGCGGTTGACCTCAACAGTCTCCAGCAGGCCGGTGTTGATATCGTCGAGCGACAGCTTGCCCTGTACACCCAGCTTGCGGATTTCCTCGGCGCTCTTGCCGGTGGCGGTGGCGATCGCTGTGACGATCGTGGGCATGGCATCCTGAATGGATACCCAGCCATCCGCCTCGACCTTACCGGTCTGCAGAGCCTTGGAGTAAGCATCCAGCGCGGAGCCGGCCTTGTCGGCGGCAGCGGCGTTGGTCACCAGCAGGAAGCTGAAGCTGTCTGTGATATCGAGGGTCTGCTGGGTATTGAAACCTAGGCTGCGCATGACGTCCGCAGTGCGGATGTACAGCTCTTGCGCTTCAGCCAGTGGCCGGTAGGTTTCCTGCGCGGTGCGCAGCAGGTGTTCCTGCACCGTCTGGTACTCACCAGCGCTGCCGGCGGCGGCCTTCATGCGGTCGGACATCTGCCCGTAGGCGTCGACCTGCTGAATGATGCTGCCAATCAGGCCAGCACCTGCAACGGCAGCAAAGGCGCCACGCATCAGCACGCCGGCTTTCTCAGCGGCAACCCCGGCACTGTCGAACGCGGAGTCGACCTGCTCCAGGTTACGGTCGATCGACTGGGTGGTGCGCGCCACCACCTGGTCAGCGCTGGCCAGTTCGCGGCGCAGTTGTGCCGTGGTGGCCTCGATCTGGACCAGCATTCCCTGGACTTGTTGGTCGGCCATGCAAATCTCCAAGCACAAAAAAACCGCCCGGAGGCGGCACGCTGTCTACTGTTTGGGCCGCCCTCGCAGGAAGCTCTTCAACTTGTCCGCAACGCTTTCACGATTTTGCGGGGACGCCGGGGCTTGCCCCTGGCCTGGGCCCTGCCCTCGCCCTGTCCAATCGAGCCGAGCATCGAGAGCGAGCATGATTTGCGGGATGGGGGTGTGCCACGCGGTGTCGGGCGGCCAGCCAAGCCAGCCGGTGGCCACGCCGAACAGATAGTCGACGTAGCTGCCGTTTTTCACTGCGCTGTGCTGACCGCCTCGTCCTTTCCCCGGGCGGCCACGCTCGGTGGCACCGGGTTGAGCAGGACGGTGATGAACTCGGTCAGCTTGCCGGACACCTGGGCCACGCCGGTGTGAAACACTTCACCAGCGATGACTGGGTGCTGATCCGGCTTCAGGTCGGCGCCAGCGACAACAATGTCGGCACAGGCGGCGATACTCATGAGGCGCATGGCCTCCAGCGCGCCGCGCAGCCCGCCAAAACGGGCCTCGATGCGCAGCGCCGCATCCAGCGTGGGCTTAAGGGTGTAGCAGCGCGCACCGATCAACAGTGTGACGGTGCCATGCAGGGCTTCGCTCATTGGGGTTCTCGCAACGAGGAAGGGGCTCAGCCCCTTCGGTCATGGGGCGGCCGGGCCGGCAGGGATTTCGATGATGTCGGTGTTGATCGCGAACGTCATATTGCGACGCACCACGTTATCAGCCGCGCCTGGAGCCACGGTGTTGTTCATCACCTTCACGCCGAAGTAGAAGGTGGTCGGCAGAATGGCAGGGGTTGCATCTGGATCGCCGTCGTTGAGCGTGACCTTGACGTTGTAATTGCCCTTGGAACGGTCCTTGTGCGCTACTGATACGGCCTTCTGACCGGCATCGCCGCTGTCCAGGCCTACGGTCAGGGTCATGTTGCCCGCGTCGGCGGTGCCCTTGTATTTGCGCACGCGGCCATCGCTCAGGGCAGTGAAGTTAACGGCGCTGAAGGTGTCGCCAAACTCGCCCAGATCTTCGATCTCACCCACCTGGACATAGGTGTCAGCTTTGTACTCGGTTTCACTATCGGCGCCGGTCTTGCCGCCAATGGAAAGGCGGCAGCCGGCGGCTGTATTGAGGTTGTCGTCGGCCATGGGGATTCCTCCAAAGGCACATTGGATAAAAGCCGCGGCGCGGCCGGTGGGTGATTCAGTGGGTGGTGATCACGCGGACGGTGATCGAACCCTGGTACGTGATGCCATCGGCGTCACGCTGAGCGTCCGCCTGCTCGACACGTACGGAGACAGCGCGACCAACCTCCAGCGGCAGCCGTCGCTCGTCCAAGGCGGCGATAACCTCGCCGTTGATGCGCTTGACCTCAGCCTGTCCAACGGCATCGGACCAGACGGACAAGTACAGCAGGCGCGTTTCGCGCTTGCGGCCCGAGATCGGAGTGCTATTGACCGATATCTCACGGTCGATGGACACGTACGGCATATCCGCGTTGAGCGGCGCCCCGTCGTAGACCGGGCAACTGATCTCAGCCTGAAGCCTGGCGAAGATGGCCTCCTGCAGGGCCAGCGATGGGTCAGCCATTTCCTACTCCCTGGCTCGCCTTGCGCAGGGTGCGGCGGACGGCGGCTTCGATATCAGCTAGGACGTATTCGCGGTTCACTTGCATGGATGGACGTAACCACGGATGCGCCGGCCTGGCCGGGATGTCCGGGTGTTTGCCGAAAAAGTTTTCCCCATCGCTCTTGTTGGTGTCGCGCCGGCTGCGACTGCCCGCCCATTTGCCGCCGGTGTAGCCCTTGGTCCCGTACTCGATGAAGCGCAGGTAGAAGAACCGCCGGTTATCGCGCTTGCCGCGTATGCCGATCTGCGCGTCCAGGCCACTCGGCGAAACGTAGACCTTGAGCGCAGCGGCGGCAGCACCGGTGTCCTTCGGAATCAGCTGACGCTGCGTATCCAAGATGCGGTTGGCAGCCTTGAGCATCGCCGGCTGCAGTTCATTGTCCATCGTCTTGTGGATATTGCGTAGCGTCCGGCGCAGCCGGATATCGCCACGGATGCTCGACCGGCGCGGCATGGCCTACTCCTTCCCTGGGTCGGCCTTCACGGGCTTGGCAGCCGTCTCGGTAACGGCTTCGGCGTAACCCCGGGCAATGAGGCCTTCGCCGTGCTCCTTGGTCACCTCGAACTCCTCGCCCTTTTCACGCTCACCAGATGCGCCCGTCAGCGGGCCCAGTGCTCGAATCTTCATAGTTCACCTCATGGGTTGGGGACTGATGAGCACAAGAGCCTCATCAGGGTGTTGTCGTTGTCTGGCAGAACCGCCTCGACCTGATAAGTAACTCCGCGTCGCGTGAGCCGAGATCCTGCAACGATGTCTGAGCGCGGCCTGCCGATGATTTCCGCTGTCAAAACAGCATTCAGTTTTTCAGCAACAGCTGTGACCCGACCGCTTGGAGTTCGAACCTCTCCCCACATTTCAGGGCGAGCAGCAGGCAGCCAGGTCACTGTGGCGCCACCTGATTTGTTCCTCTCCTCATGCCTATGAGCCACATGCAGCCGATGACGCAACGGACCGGCCCTCATACACCCCACCCAATCCGATGCGGGGTCAGCAGAGCCACCGAGCCTCTCGGTAGCTCGGTGGCAATGGTGCCAATCACAACGTCCTCGCGGTTCGCATAAAGATGGCCGAGGATCAGCAAGCAGGCAGCGCTGATCTGCTTGTTGCTGACCATAGGGCGCTCGCCGGCATCACCCACAGCTACCGCAACATCCAGCGCTTCTTGGTCGGCGTAAAAGCGGCGGCCCAGATAGTCCATCGCCTGCCCTTCTGCAGCCTCGATCAGGAGCTCAAGATACTCGTCATCATCGTCTGGATCACGAAGGTGATGACGGGCGATGGTCAAGCTGATGACCGACATACCCTCACTCCTTCAGCGGTTCGAGGGATGCCAGATTCCGCTGCACCAGTTCTTCAGCGTGCCGGCGCGGCACCGTATACGCCGGGCCGCCGCGACGGCGAAGCTCGCCTTCATCCATGTATGACCGCAGCGGATAGATCTGAAGAGTCGCAGGGTTGGGCTTCGCCTGCTCTTCTGGTGCCACCTGATCAGTGCCGGCGCTGCTTCTGGCCAAGGTTGATGCAGCCTTACCGGCGTCTTCGGATCTCGCAGCGTCAGTTGTGGCGATGCCGGGGCTGGTACCCTGATCGCCCGTGGCGACATCCGGCCCAGTGCCGGCGACTGCTTGTCCTTCTGGCGGCACCAGCCCCGAGCCTTCCGCTTGGCCTGGAGCAACTCCCGGGGAACCCGAGTCGGTTGAGTCGCTGCTATCTGGGACAAGCGCAGAGCCAGCCGAAGGAGGCGAACCGGCAGTTTCAGAAGAGCCGCTGCTGGAGTCAACGGTGGTGACCGGATCCTTCGCATCAGCCGTGGAGGCTGGTGTTTCCTGTTTACGTGCCATTTGATTACTCCCTTGGCGCGCCATCTCTGGCGCCGCGTTGCGAAAGGGTTAAGGAGTGACCAGCGGGCCAGTGACGAACGCCTCGTCGCGGTAGATCGCGAATGCCAGGCGCTCCTCGGCACGGATCGTTGCCATGTTGTTCTCGAAGTCCTTGTCGTTCTCGGTCGAGATCAGCACTTCGATCTCCATGCGGTCGAAGATCTGTGCGCCGAGCTTGAACGCGCCGACCAGGAAGTCGTTCTGGGTCATGGCCTGAGTCGAAACCACCGGGCGATTCCAGAGCTTCGCGTTGGTGCCTTCCTGCGGCTGGCCGATGATGTACCGGCCCTCACCATCCTTGGTGAGCTCGATCGCTGCCCAGTCGATGGGGTTCAGCACGATACCGTCCGAGGGGAAGTCGGCCAGCTCTGCTTGCAGCAGCGCGAGGCGCAGACGGTCGATCCGTTGCTCGCCCACTACCGTCAGCCCGGCCTGCGGGGCATACAGCTGAGCAACAGTCACAAGACCCTGCAGGTTGGCACCGGTACCGTTGCCGTAGAGCAGCTGAGCCTCTTCCGCCATGTTCAGGCCGTAGCGAGCGCGACCGTCGATGTAACTCTGGAGTGCCTTGGCATCGTCGAGCATCTGCCGACTCGCCTTGAACAGGTGGGCAATGGTGCGGACGTTCGCGGTGGTCAGCGCGAAGGTGATGTCGGAGTACGGCTTGGCGGTGTTCTCCGCTACGGTCCGCGCGTTGTTGGTGAATCCGGTCTCGCGAATGTACTCGATGGAGTTCGACTCGGTCTGGCCCGGCGCCACTAGGTCGCGAATGGTCAGCCGACGCTGAGGCGGAGCAACGACGCCAGCCAAACGCTCAGCAGGCACCAGGTCCCCGCCGGTTGCGGTGGTAATGGCCGCGCGCGGTACGGACACGCGGCGAGACCCGCGGAAGGACGAGTTCATGTCCTGCATTTCTTCGCTGCCGATCACCAGGGCGCCAACCGACTTCTGCGGCTCCTCCTGATTGCCGCGGTCACGGCTGGCGTTCACCAGCTTCTGCTCAGCTTCGCCCAGGCGGGCATTGAGCTCACCCTGCTTGGTCAGCAGTTCGTCGACCTTGGCACGGGTTTCGGCAGTCATCTCGCCTGACGCCTTGATCTGTTTGTCGGTAGCCTCAGCTTGGGCTTTGATCTGGTCGCCAATGCCCTTGAGGCTGGCGTTGAGTTCCTTGACTTGGGCTTCAAAGTCCATGGTCACTTTCCTTTCAGAGAATTGAGGAGGTCGGTTGCCGCGCTCAGCGAGGCGGAGAGGTCTGGCGCGACAGCGCTGGGCTTGTCGGTCAGGGCAGCATTGTGCGTGCCCCCGCCGGCAGCGCGAGGCATACCGGACTTGAAGCTGGCAAACAGCTCACGGCGCTCAGAGCGGGGCATGCCGGCCTTGGCCAGGGCGATATCCATGGCTTTGAGCGCATTGTTCTGAGCCGTCTCTTCGGTTTCGCGTTCGGTGACCTCGTTGGGCGACAGGAGCCCAGTGGCCAGTCCAAGTTCCACGGCACGCTTGCCGCGGATGTAGGTTTCGTCGTCCATCAGTTCGGCCATGTCCTCGGCCGACTGCCCGCTGGTCTCTGCATAGAGGTCGGCCATCGCGGCGTCGAACTCCTCCATGTCAGCGGCGATATCGCGAAGGTAGTGGCGATTGCCGGCAAGCCAGGTCCAGCAGTTGTGAATCATGAGAAACGCGCTGCTTGCCACCTCACGCTTTTTACCGGCGAGGAAGACGATTGAAGCAGCGCTGGCTGCCATGCCGAGCACCTTGGTAGTGACCTGGTGGCTGTGCTCTTGGAGGCGGTGGTAAATGGCGATGCCTTCGAACATATCGCCACCCGGTGAGTTGATGTAGACGGTGACATCACGCTCGCCTATCGCCCGCAGCGCGGCATCGATCCGTTTCAGCGTAACGCCCTCGCCGTACCAGTCCTCCCCGATCACGCCGTAAACCGTGATGGTATCCGAGGTGTTCTCGACGGCCGCCTGAATCGCGGGGTTCCACTTGTCGAGCGCGCGCGGGCTCATCTCGCTGCGCAGGCCGCGAGACTGGATCTTGTGTTTCATGGATTGCTCCCGTGATTTACTTTTCTGGCTGGTGCAGCCAGTTCATCAGCGCAGCCCGTGCGGCCTGGCCATCGTCTTGCTTGCCCAGTTGATCAAGAGGTACCAGGTTCGATTGAACCGTCAGCACATCACCGCCAGGCATGTGCGGCATGTTGTCTTTTCGGCGCCCTTCGTTACGGGTGATGAAACCGTTCTGGGCCATCGTGCTGAGGTAGGCTGCGCGGCCCGAACTGTCCGCCCGCAGGAATGCTTCGAGCGAGAATTCCGAATAGAAATTGATCCGGTCGACGGCCGTCATACACCACTTGTTCACGCACTGCTCGATCGGCGCCGTGAAGGACATGATGCAGTAGGTAAGGAACGCGATTTGCTGCTGCTCCAGGCCTGTGCCCCAATTGCTCCCCTTGTCGGTTTTCATCACCATCCAGGGCGGCACGCCGAACCAACGACAAATTTCCTCGATGCTGTGGCCTCTCGACTCCAGCAACTGGGCATCGGCAGGATTGATGCCGATCATCTCCGGCTTCACGCCTTGCTCGAGCACCGGGCTCTTGCCGGCATTCAAGGCACCGGAGATCGTCTTGACGTACTCGCGAAACTCAACGCGCTGGGCCGGGTTGAGCGTCTTGTCTACCGAAAACGCGACCGTAGGCATCATGCCGTTTCGGAAAGTACTGTTGGCGGCGTCGTCTGCAGACATCGCCGAACCGAACACATCCGCGCCGTAACGGATGGCGGAAAGGCCAACCCGGCCGTCTAGGGTAAAGGCCGGGATGTGCAGCATGTTCTGACGCACAATCTCTCGACGTGCACCCTTTCGCGGTCTGAAGAAATACCGCAGCCTGCCGTCATCATCAAACTCGAGGTCGACGCGGGAGGGCATCAGGAAGTCCAGCGCAATGACGCGGCCTGCTGATCGGTGGATCTCGCAATAAGCGTTCCCCCACAGCAGCATCGACGCGACGACTGCTTGCCAGAAATGGAAAGCGGCCATGTCCTCGTTTGGACTGGTGTGCACCACGTCGTACAGCGGGAAGTCCCGCGCACTCTCGCGGCTTCCATCTGGCATCCGCTT